TGCTGGTAACCTCGAAGCATTTGAGCCTGATGGCAGTGTAAATGGCAACGCCAGCGAGGTACTATTTGAAATACGTTTCAATCGACCAGTGGACTACAACATGGCCACTGGAGAGACACCTGTAAACTCTGAAAACTCTGACAGTAAAATCACAGGAGAAAAAAACCTAGCCGCTGAAAGTTTAGTGTATGCTGCCACTAATGTTACAAATAAACTGGCTGATGGTAAGTTTACACAATCAATTCAAGGTGTAGCAAGAATGTTTGACAATGCAGTAAACAGTCCAAAACAAAAACAGATTGAGAAAAATGTTGTAGAAGAACCAGGATTGGATGCATTCGGCGGAGCAGGAGATTCAGTAAGACCTAGCAAAAATGTTATCCCTCCTGGAGCACGTAGTGGTAGACAAGTTCAACCAACTGCTGGTCAAGACCCAAGGGCTGGAAATTTTAAAACTGCTACTGTCAATGGTAGTAAGACAAATACGCAACCCTACTCGAGTGCAACAGTAAATAATGATGTCACTAATAAGATTGCTAAGTTGCCTGATTCAACTGTAAATTATTCAGATGATGCAGACGTTACACCAGGAGAATCAGATTGGCAACCACGTTCTGGTACAGTTGTTCAGCCTCCTGTTCAACCCAAACCAGGAAGTAACACTGTAAGTGACGATGCTGGAACTAAAACTAGTCCGTTACAAGAAAGTTTATTTGCTAAGAAACGCAGACAAGCAAGACAGAGAGCAGAAAATGCCAAAGCAAGAGGTGCAAAAGTTGTAGGCAGCTCAGGAGGCGGTGTAAACAAGAGTTCACTTTTTAAGTAAAAGGAAATAGATGGCAGAGAATTATCAAAGAAGCAGAGGCGTCCCTGGAGCATACAAGATATCCAAAGGCGGTACTCCGGCTGAATCAGGACCATTTCTTGGTGAAGTGGTAAACAACATTGATCCTACTAGAGCAGGAAGATTACAGGTTTACATCGAATATATTTCTGGAGACGATAAAAATAATAAAGATCTATGGCGTACTGTAAGTTATATTTCACCATACTATGGTTATACTCAACAGAGTGCTCAACAACCAACTGGTCCAGGTAGTTTTACCGGTAATAATCATGCATATGGTTTTTTTGGAACACCACCAGATCTTGGAACAAAAGTACTTTGCTTCTTTGCTGACGGTGATCCAAACAAAGGCTACTATGTAGGTATGCCAATATCTCCTGGACTTAATCACATGGTTCCGGCCATAGGGTCAAGCAAGAAATATGTCGATGATAGCAATTCACCATTGTTTGCTAATAAAGCAAAACTACCAGTGGTGGAGATTAACAATTCCAATGAGGCAATAGCAGAAAATCCAAGATTTTTTAATGAGACCAAACCAGTACACAGTGTTTTAGCTGGGCAAATGCTCTCTCAAGGAGTTATAGCAGATCCCTTGATCGGGCCTATTGGTTCAAATAGTCAACGTGAATCACCAAGCACAGTATTTGGAATAAGCACTGCTGGCAGACCAGTGTATCAAGGTGGACTAACGGATGCTCAAATAGCGGCCAAGGTGGCAAGCAGTACACTTCAAGCAAATGAAACCACCATAATTGCACGTAAAGGTGGACACAGTTTGGTAATGGATGACGGAGATCTTGCCGGCGAAGATAACCTAACAAGAATACGCACCAGTGCAGGTCATCAAATAATGATGAACGATACTGCTGACAATCAAACAATTCACATTATGCATGCAAACGGACAAACCTGGATAGAACTAGGAAAAGAAGGCACCATTGATCTATATGCATCAAACAGTCTAAATATTAGAAGTGCTGGCGAACTAAACATGCATGCTGATAGAAATATAAACATAGCCAGTGAACTTGGAAGTGTTAACATTTTTGCAAAAAGAGCAATGAGTCTTGAAACAGGCAGTCTAAGCCTTACTGGCACAAATAGTATTTTGGCTTATAGTAAAAGCTCAGTGGGAATCAAAAGTGATGGCAGTTTAAATCTAAACAGTCGAACAGGTGGATGGGGTGCAGGCACTGGACTCACACTTGAAGCAGGATGTATAAAACTGAATAGTGGATCAGCTCCACCAGTGAGTAAAACTGTTGAGATACCTAAGTTAAGATTAGCAGATACAAAATTTTCTCCTCAACAAGGTTGGATACCAGAACCAAATGCAATTGAAACTATAGTTACAAGAGCTCCTACACATGAGCCTTATGCAGAAAGAGGCACTGGTGTCAATACTAGTACCAGTTTACAATCACCTGCTGAGCAGGTTCCTTTGGATCCAAAAACCCAAGATGCAGTAACCAAAGCAGAATCAACAGAAATTGATAGTGTTACAGAAGCAGATTATGAAAAACAATCTCAAGCAAAAACCAACGTTGGTAAAATACCACCAGAAAAAGTAACCAGTATGATAGCACAATCAAGCAAACTTGTGCCACAAGATTTCAATGAAATATCCAATTCCAACGGTGTTGGTAAATTTGGTTTTAGTGCAACTGAATTAGAAAAAGGAGGACTATTGAAACCAGGCACTGCAGAGTTCTTTCTCAAGGATGCTACCTCTGATCTAAGTACAGTACTAGGAAGTGCAAGTGTTTGGACAGGTTCACAAGGTGTTAATGGACTTAGTGATTTTTTAAACAACGAAACATTACAAGATGTAACCAAAACAGATTTATTCAACAAAGGATTAGGCGAGTTGCAGAATGCAGGAATAGTAACCGGCCTAGAAGATGAATCTGCACTAGGCGGTTTGGTTAGTGGTGCAAGTAAATTTGGAGCAGACGCAGTTAAAAAATGGCAAGATGGTGCCGCAACACTAGGAGAAACATTTAGTGGAAGTAACAGTACAAAAATTACCAGTTCTGAAATGAATAAAGTTGTAAGAGGCGGTCAGTATTCAATACAATTAGCACAACAAAAATTGAGTAACGAAGTACAAGGATTTTCAACTAGCAGTGGAGGCGTAGTGAGTACAACAGTAAGAAGTTCAATTGACACTGCGGTAGCAAGTGTAGTTACAAGTAAGAAAGTCAATGGAGTGGATGACGAAACTGCGGCATTTGAAGCTGAATTTGATGCACAAAATAATACCACAAATACGTAGGTAAATACATCATGCCAACATTTATCGGATATAGTACCATTGGAAGGTACAAGAACTATACAGTCACAGATTTTGAATTAATCAAGCGTGATTTATTAAATGCTCTTACAATCAGACAAGGAGAAATGCCTGGCAGACCTAATGTTGGTACAACTATATGGAGTTTGTTGTTCGAACCTCAAGGAGCTCCAACTTCAAAAGCAATTAACAAAGAACTACAACGCATAGTTGCACAAGATCCAAGAATCAGTATCTCAGATATCAATGTTTACCCACAAGAGAATGGAATACTTATTGAACTTGAGGTTGATACTGTGAGTGGCCAACAAGGTGAACTACTTAATATATTTTTCAACAGTGAGACTATGAGAGCCGCTTACGCAGACGTGTAGATAAACTACGTAGTTTATTATTTTCATAAATACCATGTAAGGAAACACACATGGCTAAAACTACAAGACAAACAAGTATATTTGGTGTAGAAGATTGGAAGAGAATCTATCAAACCTATCGTGAAGCGGACTTTCAAAGTTATGATTTTGAAACACTCCGGAAAACTTTCATTGATTATATAAGACTGTATTACCCCGAAAGTTTCAATGATTACATAGAGTCTAGCGAATTTATTGCTATACTTGATGTTATGGCTTTTATGGGTCAAGCAGGCAGTTTTCGAAATGATCTTAATACACGTGAAAACTTTATTGATACTGCTGAAAGAAGAGACAGTGTTACTAGACTTGCAGAACTAGTTAGTTATACACCAAAGCGTAATACTGCCGCACAAGGTTTTTTAAAAGTACAAAGCATAAGCACCACTGAAGGTGTAATTGACTTTACTGGTGTTAACTTGTCCAATATCACAATAAATTGGAACGATACTACTAACCCGAATTGGCTAGAACAATTTACAGTTGTTGTAAATGCTGCTCTTAGCGGAAGTCAGCGTTTTGGAAAACCAGGAAATAGTCAAACACTTTTGGGAGTTGACACAGAAGAATATACACTCAATCTAATAGCAGGATTTTTACCTGTTGTACCGTTCAGTCAGACTGTAAATGGCACTAACATGACATTTGAAGCAGTAAATGCAACGTCATTAAATGAAACATACCTGTATGAGCCGGCACCTGCACCAAGCGGGCCGTTAAACATACTGTATAGAAATGACAAACAAGGATATGCTAGTGCAAACACTGGTTACTTTTTTTATTTTAAACAAGGCTCTCTACAAGATCAACAATTTAATCTTGGAGAAAGAATCAGCAACAGAATTGTTAACGTCAACATAGAAGGTATAAACAACGAAGATGTTTGGTTATACCAACTTAATGCACAGAACTCAATAATTGCAGAATGGGAAAAAGTTGAAAATATCTACACTGGTGCAGTTGAAGAACTTACACCTGAACAACGCAGGTATTTTAGTATTACATCAAGAACAAATGATCAAATTGACTTGAATTTTGGAGATGGTGTGTTTAGTAGTATACCAGTAGGAACATTTAGAACCTATGTTAGAAGTTCAAATGGCCTAAACTATATTATCAATCCAGATGAAATGCAAAATGTAACTTTTAATATAGGTTACGTAAGCAAAACAGGACGAAACGAAACACTAACCTTCACTTGTGCGTTAACTGTACCGGTGAGCAATGCAAGCAGTAGAGAAAATATAAACGATATCAAACAAAGAGCCCCAGCAAGATATTATACCCAAGATAGAATGGTCAACGGAGAAGACTACAACAATTTTCCATATACACTTTATTCAACTATAATCAAGTCCAAGGCTGTTAACAGAAGCTCAATTGGTACTAGTAGGTATCTGGACTTAGTAGATATCACTGGAAAATATTCAAGCACAAATGTTTTTGCCTCAGATGGCATGATCTACGAAAATACACAAGTACCCAGCTTTACATTCACTTTTGCCGATGCAAACGACATTACCAATGTAATTGTAAACCAAGTTGAACCTCTATTAGCAAGTAGAGGAATGCAAGAATTCTATTACGAGAACTTCAATCGACCAAGTTTAACAACGTTAAATCTTGAATGGAATCAAAGCACCACTAGTAATAGCGAGACAACTGGATTTTTTAAATTTGTATCAAACGGAGCACCTGCACCAGTAGGTCCTCAAGCAAGCGACAATAAAAAATATATCGCACAAGGTGGACTGGTAAAATTTACTCCACCAGCTGGACAGTATTTTACTGCAACAAATAGACTGGCAGTTGGTTCACCAACACTACCCGGCGATAAGATGGTTTTATGGGCAACTGTAACTGCTTTAGAGCTTGATGGGACAAACTTTGGAGTTGGAAATAATGCAGACGGAACTGGCCCTGTAACTTTAAATACTTTTATTCCAACAGGTGCAGTACCCACACAGGTAATTATAAATTTTATTACTGATTTGCCTACCTCTATTGAAACTACAATGAGGGAAAATATTGAACTCTATCGAGATTTTGGGCTGGGTTACGATAATCTTACGCAGACATGGTATATTATTACATCAACAAACATCGATAGCAGTATTACTTTTAGTTTAGCATATGCTCAAGATACGTCAGGCACGGGTTTAGATAATAGCTGGCTTGTTGATTTTCAAACTGATGGTGTAACTTATACAGTAAGCTCTAGAAGCTTGGATCGTTTTTGGGCAAGTATCTTAGAAACACGCTTTTTCTATGATGGTACACAAAAAGTTTATGACCCCAAAACAGGCAAAGTTGTTAATGATTTTATCAATGTACTAAAAACAAACAACCTACCTGACTCAAGTTCAACACTTAATAGTGATGAGATACTGGACATAATCGGACAACCAGTTGAAGCAGATGGCTTTATTGATGACTTTAGAGTAAGAGTCAGCTATAGAGATTCAGACAATGATGGCATTCCAGATAATCCAGATTATTTTGAAACATTGGTTGCACCAGATACAAATCCTGTTACCAAAAGGGTATACCTTCAGCAAACAATTGATTTTGATAATCTTGAAAGATATACACCACTTGCAAGTGGTGTAGTCAACGGCACTTATGCAACAAAAGATGCAATTGAACTAGATAAAAGCGAATATGCTGATGGGCAGGTTTTTTATGCGTACACAGATGAAAAATTCTATAAACTTACTGTAGCCTATGACGGAGTTAGAACTATTAGTGAAGTTAGTGGTTATCAAACCTATGTTGGTAGACAAGATCTTTATTTTCAGTATCGACACAATGCTCCACTTAGTCGACGTATTGATCCAGGTACAACTAATATTATTGATATCTATCTTTTAACACAGGCATATTATAATGCGTATCAAAATTATCTTCGAGACACTACTGGTTCTGTTAAGGAACCAGCAAAACCGACTATCGACGAACTAACTACGTCCTATAATACACTTGATCAATATAAAATGATTTCAGATAATATTATCTTAAACAGTGTAACATTCAAACCATTGTTCGGAACCAAAGCTCCAGAAGAACTTAGAGCAACTATTAAGTGTGTGAAAAACGCTACAAGCACAGTGAGCATAAGTGAAATTAAAAGTCAGGTTGTAAATGCTATCAATCAATATTTTACAATTGAAAATTGGGACTTTGGCGATACCTTTTTCTTTTCAGAGCTAAGTTCATATTTACACGATCAACTTGGTTCAATAATAAGCACGGTTGTACTTGTTCCGACAAATCCTTTGAAATCTTTTGGAGATTTATACGAAATAAGATCTCAAGCAAATGAAATTTTTGTGAATGCCGCAACAGTGAATGACGTTGAAATTATTGATGCATTGACTAGCAGTCAACTTAGAACTGCACCAAATAGTGGAGTAGTTTAAAATATGGCTAAGCGTATTCGCTCAGAGGATTTCTTACCTGAAATCTTTCAAACACCAGCTAATAAGCAACTTCTAAGAAGTACTCTTGATCAGCTTACACAAAATCCTAAACTTAAACCAACAGAAGGTTACATAGGACGTAAAATTGGTCCAGGGGTAACTGCCAGTGACAACTATATTCTTGAACCATCTGCAACCAGAACAGATTATCAATTGGAACCAGGGGTAGTTCAACTTCAACCTGATACAAGCACAGTTGATAATGCAATT